TATTGTTGGAGCAGTCCATGAGTGATACGTTCCGCTCATTGACTCGTTCATTTTCCTGACCTGCTCAGCTATCGATGCCTCAAACTGATCAACGTAATTGGTAGGGTGGCCGAGGATACCGTTAAGGAAATCAGCAGATTTCAGGGCCAATATCGTCATGTTGGTTAATCCCCGGGAAACCGTATCCATGAACCATTCAATAGCAGGAACGCCTGCCTTTGAGAACCACGTGGCAAGCGCATTAAATGCCGGCATAAGTTTCACCCCGATCTTAATTTGTATCTGGTCAAACTCAGCGCCTAATGCACCCATCTTTTTCTTATATTGGTCTGCCTGATCTAACTGGTATTTGGAGATAGGATCGGTTTCAGCCATTAGTTTCGCAAGGTTAACGTCGTCCTCCATGAAATCCGCAAGTTCTGACCAAGACTTACCATACAGTTTCATTGCGAGAGTGTTCCTTTGAACCGGGCTTTCCATGTTCTGCAATGCCGTCAGGGTTTCCAACATCAGGGAATTGGTATCGCGGAAATTCCCGTTCGCGTCTTTAATAGAAACCCCTAACGAGGATAAGGTTGCAGCCAGTTCCTCGCCAGCCGGCCCGGTTGCACCGATATTCTGGGTGAACTTCTGCATTACAGAAGCCAACGAATCGAACGACACGCCAGACACATCGGCAGCATGTTTCCACCGTTGCACCTGATCTGTTGACATCCCCGTGACCGTGGCAACGTCTTTTATCTGGTCAGCGAAATCAGCAGCCCGATTGGTCGCGTATATCGCCTCAGCTGCCATTGCCGCCAACCCTGCACCTGCAATCGCCCCGCCGGTCCCGATAAGACCCATCTCTTTACTAAGGTCTTTTGTCTTCGCCGTGGCTCCCGTGGTGGCTTTATCGTATTGCGACGTATCCAGCGTCAGGTATGCCCGTAACGTCCCGATATCCTGCATTAATGACATGTTATCCTAACCCCCCGCCGCATAAGGCGTTCAGTTGCATGATAAGGTTCTGCTGGTCTTCGGCCGTTTGTTTCTTGCCGGATACCTGTTTTGGTTTGATACCCGTCAACCGTTCCTGCATAGCCCCAGTACGATCGTTATATGATTTGATATACTGGAAAATCTCTGCCGGCGTTAATCGCCACGGGTCGCCGGGATACCCGCAATAGAACATCTGTTCTTCAAGCAGGTTGATAAAATCCGTGCCGGTCGGTTCTTCTGCCGGCATGGTATCAGTGCGGGCTGGCGTTGCCGTGGTGTCCTCTTGGTCGGTATGACTGAACCACCCGGACGAGAACAGTTCGTTATTACACGACGTTAACACGCCAAGCAACACCGGCGCGTCTTCCGCCTTATAAAAATAGTTATAGGCCCGGTGTATCAACGAACGGTTTCCTTTGATCGTCCGGGTTAACATCTTCCGTGTGTCTAATACTGTGAGGTCGGGGTTATCCCATTTCAGGCCAAACCACAGAAGATCCGCAATCACTTCTAACGATAACGGGCGGTCAAGGATAGAGTATAACCCCCCGGGGATCATGCATTCCATATCCCACGCGGCATTTAGATCATACCTGATATGATACAATTTACCGCCTAAAAATAGAGGGGTTGATCTCATGGTTCCCCCGTTAGGTAGTTGTGCAGATTGTCGGTTTTCCGGTAACTTTCCCCGTCATCTCGAACGCAACTAACCCTTCCGCGCCCGGCAATACCATTGGTGAATATCCCGTGATATACATGTCTCCATACCAGATGTTGTATGAACTGGTACCGGCCACGGTGATCTTGAACCCGCACCGGGTACCCGCGATGAAATCGGCAGGGATAGTGGTTACTTCGGCGGTAACAGTCGAGAGATACACGCAGGTGAACCCCACGGACCCCGTGCGGATGATGCCGCCGGATATCGACTGTTCGAAATAATCGGTTGTTCCCATATTCGTAATATCGACACTCCCCCGGGAATACGAGGGGACGGTTATCGACAGCACGTTGGCAATATCGTTAAACGTTCCGCTGGACCCGACGCTGGAATAAGCGAACAGGCTCCCGAACGAGTTCCTTCCATTAATGAAAGATGACATTTTGAGTACTCCTTAATTAGTTGTAACTTACGGTAATCTGGAAATTCTGGACCCATTGCATCCGGTTATTAGCATCCACCCCTAACGGGTTTGGCGCTTGTAACGGACTGATGGAATAAAACAGATCTCCTGTACTACTGGTTGGTATCCACATGTTCGATACATACCGCAGCCGGTTCTGAATTGCCAGTGCGGTTTTATATCCGCTGTCGGATGTGACGGCGGTTAATAGTTCGACCTGAACCCGGGGGTTGTCGATAGTCCCATCAGATATCGGGAACGGTGCCATACCGCCGTATTGGTGAAGAACAACAAAGTTCCCCGTGCTGGCAGGCCGTTTGTTAAGATAGACGGTCATTGTTGACATTCCCGGCCCGACTTGCGCATAGCCGGTACTCGAGGATATCAACCACGACCTTATATCAGATAAGACGTTCATGCGAACCTCCCGAGCAACTGCCCGACGTTATATTTACTTCGCATTGCGTCCATAACATTAACATTTGTGAAACTCTGGAACGTTGCCCCGCCCGGCGTTCTCTTGGGGGAATACACGTGGCCTTTAACTTCCAGCGTCACGCCACGGATAAGGTTTGACGGGATATACGCGGCCCGGGCGGTTAACGGGTCTTCCAGGAACTTCGCTTTAGTTCCCGGGTGCGGGTGGTTTAATGATAAATCTTCATGCTGGACGATGGCATAATCGCCGGTTTCGTCGGTTTCGTTGCCGTAAGAGATAGACACGCTGATATTATCTCCTTCAAATTCCGGGCCTTCAACCCTGAGGGTATCCGCAAGGTGCGGGAAGTCGAGGTGTAGGTTATCGTCGTCGTAAGGACATTGGGGTAACGAATCCTGCGCTACGGCGTCCAGTTCTGCCCGCATGGCATACCCGAGCTGTTGCGGGAGATACGTTTTAAGAGAGAGAAGATTGGCGTTAACCTCTTCAATCCCGACGATCTTAATGTTCGCCATACCTAATTCCCACCTTTCCCAATGAGCAACCCGACAACCGTTCCGAAGAACCCCGACACGGCGGTAGCGGCTCCCGTGGCTTTCCATTGCCATCTTTCAAGATGCCGGATCCGGTCTTCATGATCGTTTTTACATTTCACAAGTTCCCCGACGTTCTCGTGAATCAATAGTAAGAGTTCCCTGTCAGTATGTGGCCGGTCGCTCATGTCCACACCCGCACGTATTCGTTGTTCCCATCGAAATCCGGCATGTATTCTATGGATAGGATACGAGGTTGCGAACCGTCAGGCAAGGTGATCTTGTCTTTATACCCGATAGTAGAATTGCCGGATAAGAATATCTGGCACGTGCTGACTTTCTCCTGCCCGTTAACGTCAGTGATAAGTTTGTTGGTCTGCTGGATAATCCCGGTGTTCGCGCTGCTGGACCCTAACACGGGGTTGCCTTCAGCGTCCCACGTAGCGGCAGCGTGCTCTATGGTGATACTCTGGTGCGCCCAACCGTCGAGCAAACTTGACATGTGGGACATTATACCCACCCGATACGCCGGTATGCAGCTAACATGGTTTTAATTGACGGGTCCATACTATCCCCGGTATAAGACCGGCTCATAGATCCAACGGTTTCGGAAGCTACACCGGCTGGACGGCTGACCGTCTGCTCAATCATCTTGGCGGCGGCGATCTTGCCGGCACCTTGAAGATCAATATACGAGTACGTGACCAGCACACTGCCGGTAGAACTGATCTGGCTGTCCGTAGTTGGCACATAGATCCTGCCGCTCTCGTAATCCAGCCGGTAATCTTCTACATACGTGCTCGGAATGTTGATACGGGGATACGCGATCCGGGTGTTCATACAGTCGCCATAATAGGCGGTATCCCGTGCGGTTGACGTGACGTAAACCGTGTTGCGGATAAGCGGTTGGTATGATAACGTCTGGTATCCTGACGACCCGATAGCTGAGAATGTGACGGGTTCCTCTTTCACCTGATGACTGAAAGCCCCGTTGCAGTAATCATCGATCTGTACCGTGATAAGGGGCAGTAAGGCGGATACCTGCGAGTATTTTGCACTCGCGGTAGTCATCCCTAACATATCGCATACTTCTAATGTGGTTATCATGCTGACCCCTCATTTTAGGGATTTGTGTTTTATGGTTTCAGATTGGGACTTAACGACGTCCCGCAATTCGCCCATACTTTTTTCATCTCTCGGAGCGCGCCAACAGCACCTTCATATTGCCATACTGCACGCTGACCCTGGTTAAGTTGCTCGTTAATACCCGCCTGGCGTTTTATCATTTCGTCAATAGTCCTGCCGATTTTGGTTTCAAACTCGTTCTGTTTCTTGCTCTCGAACGCATACATACAGGCGCATTTCAGGAGGTCGGACGACGTGGGGATATACACTTTTATCCCGCGACCGACCGCTATACCTAACCAATATTCACAGGACGGCCGTTGTGCAACGTATTCATCGCCAACTGCCATATCCACCCCGTAAACTGATATTTCCTGGTATCCTTCAAATATCGCCAGCGCGATCATATACGAGATTGAGTTTGTCATATACGTCCCGTTCGGGAACGCGGCAGTGATCTCTTTCAGCGGGAATTCGATGGAGTTAGGAACCGAATCAACCTTTTTCTGCATGTAAACCGGAACGTTGAGTTTAGACAGTCCGGCAAGACCTATGTTCTCCGGCGGCGTAATGCCCTTGTTCCGCATGAGGTTAACATCTTCGTTGATGTTATCAAGGTCGTGGACATCCAACCACCTGTCAAACCGCCCGCCGGGGAACGTTACCATTCTGGCGTGAAGGTCGTTAAGTCCCCAGATTTCCCATGTAGGATCGTTATAAGGGGCATCAATGACAGTATCGGCAAACCCGCAGATGGCAACTTTCTTGATAGGCCGGTGATACATCCGGGCGACCTGCTGCCATTCGGGTAACAGGTTGCCGGCAGCGTCAAGGTAAATCGCTTTCCTGATATCGTCCGGGGGATTGAGTTTATCGAGGTCTGCCATCGTTCGTGCGACTTTCGGCGCGGTGGTCCCCATCGGCGGGAACATAGCCATCATCTTTTTCTGGTCTTCGGTAAGGACGATAGGTTTGATTACCGTTTCTGCCTGTTTCAACAGTTCTTCGGTTTTCTGTTCGGTTGGTTCTTTGATAGGTTCCGTTGTATCCATTGTCTTATCGCAGCACTCCTTTTCCTTGGATTTATCGAGATGAAAAAATAGTGGGTTATATTGATCTTATCACGGCATCTTGAACGCAATCACATGGATCGTGGATGCGATGGTCGCCAGCGTGCAGGATGTGCTGCCGATGCTGGTGCTGCCGTTGGCGGTGGTTGCGTCGAACGTCAGTTTCATAGTCCGGTACCCGGACATGGCGGTGATGGTTGACAGCGAGCCGAAGCGGGCAGACTCGAACGGGCCGAAGAACGTACGGCTTTCAGAGCTGGCGGTAATCGGGAAATCGTTGGTAAACACGGTGAAATACGTGCTTGCGCCCGTAGTCCCGAGCGGGCCGGACCCCACGCCATACCCCCATGCGCCGTCAGTGGATGACGGGGGTGTGATCTTCATCCTGACAGACGATACGGACGACGCCGCAAGGTAAGTCACGAAAATCCCGATCTTATCGGAATCCGCCATCTTGACCTCGTAGGTTACTGTCGTGGTCGGTGAGAACATGCTGTCGGTAGTCGGGGAAAGCCCGGATGAGTTACGGAGCAGTTCAATTGGATAGATTGCAGTGTTAGCCATTTCCTTTTACCTCCTTAAACGGTGCTCTCCGTAAGTGTTGCACAGACCAGAGCTTTGGGCTGGACGACTTTGTAACCGTAGACGTGAAGACCCTTGACGGCATCGGCGAACTTGCCTTCAGGCCGGTATGCTTCGGTCTTGACAATCTGGTTAGCGAACGTGATCGCGTCGTTGGTTCCTGCCATCACGAAGTGCTGGCGGGCGGTTGACCCGGACGCCGTGGTTTCTGTGACGGAGTTGCAGGTGTAGACGTTGAACCCGAGGATGTCGCCGACAAATCCGTTCATGGCTCCACCAGTGCCGGCAGGGGTGCCGGTCCACTTGAAGAGTTCGGCCTGGACCATAACGGTCTGCATCCACGGCGGCACGACAATCCAGCGACCGGCGCGGGGCGCGTCGTTCTCGTCGAGTTTGCGGTGGATGTTTGCCAATACTTCGGTTACGGCAGTAGGGCCGCAGGCGGTCGATACAACCGTAGCGCCGGCGTCAATGTAACAACCGGATAGGCGGGTTTCGACCTGTTGCGCCAGAGCAACTGCCGCGTTCTGCATGGCTTTTCCCATGACTTTCGGTTTCGTCTGGGCTGTGTCCACATCGTCAATCTGGAAATTAAAATAGTCCTGCTTGTCGATCTGAAGGATCGTCTGAAGACCCGTGAGATCCTGAACACTTAAATTCGACGTGCTGTTCTTGGTGTAAGAGTTCACCGTAATCGGGCCAATCGCGTTGATGTGGACGGTATCTCCTGCGCCGGAGATTTCCCCCTCATAATCGCGGTTGACAACGTTAGCGAACACAAACGCCTTATCGAAATCGGAGAACAGTTTTGCGCTCCAGATTTCAGGGATAAAGTTGTTAATAGCCATTTTTTAAAACTCCTTATTGAAAAGAGGTTATGCTTTGAATTTCCCGGCAGCAAGAGCGGCAATAATCTCAGATTCGTTCTTGCGGAACCATTCCGGATCTGCTTTCGCTTTCTTCTGGATCTGCTCCGGGGTCATGCCAAGGAACGACGGTTGAGCAACCTGATCCCGCCCCCTCTGCGGGTCGCGACCATGTTCTTTCAGTTTGTCATCCATTGACAGTTTAAGAAATTCGTTAATCTTCGTTTTGAGAAGTTTGATCCGCTCTTCGGTTTTCTCTTTGTTATCCGCCTTGACGAAATCAACGAAGGTAATGTCTAACCCTTCCGCAACCAGTTTGTCGCGGGC